GATTATATCTCTGATTACACTGGTAACTTTGCAGTAACGTATACTGGTAATTATCTCGGCGATTACGTTTCGCGATACACTGGCGACTACGTTGGAAATTACGCCGATCAAGTGTACGGTGGTGACTTTACTCAAGTCTATACTGGCGACTTTACGAATAACTACGTTGGCGATTATATTTCTACATACGCTCAAGCAGATTATTCTGGTAACTACGTATCAAATTATCAGGGTAACTTCACGGCGCAGTTCGAAGGTCAATACGTAGGCAACTTCTTAGAAGATTATACGGGCGACTTTACAGCTATTTACTCTGGTGACTTCCTTCAAGGATTTGCTGGTCAATACGAAGGTAATTATATTACTCCGTATACCGGTGATTATATTTCAGCCTATACTGGTGATTTTCTTGCAACGTTTGAAGGTCAATATGTTGGCGATTTCATCGTACAATACACTGGTAACTTCATCGAAACTTATGAAGCAGACTTCGTACAAGATTTTGAAGGTCAGTATACTGGTAACTATCAGTCTGACTATACTGGCGATTATGTCGCAATTTACACTGGGGACTTCTTACAGATTTTCCAAGGTCAATATGTTGGCGATTACGTAAAAGCATATATCGGTAACTATCAATCTGTGTATACAGGCGATTTTGTATCAATATTTGAAGGTCAGTATACTGGCGATTACTTGTCTGATTACACTGGTAACTATCAAGCGAATTACTCAGGCGATTACCTTTCTAATTTTGAAGGACAGTATACAGGCGACTTTATCGTAACGTACACAGGCAATTATGAAGTTGACTACACTGGTGATTTTGTTGAAACATATGTACAAGATTATGAGTCTGATTACCTTGAAGACTACATAGCACAAGACGTTTATGTTACTGCATATATCGGTAACTATACTCCGACATACGAAACAGTTTATACTGGTGACTATACGCCCGACTATGAAGGTGCACCAGGAGATTATGTTGGCGAGTATCTTTCAAACTACACTGAACAATCGTATTCCCAAGAGTTTTCGGTTGACTACATATCATTAGACTATACAAGAAACATTGAAGTCAGTTATACTGGTGATGCATATGTAGAGACTTACTCTTCCGATTTCGAATCGACTCAAGACTACAGCACTTATATTACTGGCGATGATGCTGAAGAATACATAGGTGCGTTTGAAGGCACAGGCGACTTAGAAGTTTATGGCGGTTCACCATACGAAGGTTCTAGTTACGAATCTGATTACAACTTGGTAGTTAACATTGCAGAAGCATATTTGGATGACGCTAAATTAACATCAACACCGGTAACAATTGAGACATATACATTATACGTACGTGTTGCTTAAAATATGGAGTAAATTATGGCAAAGTATGAGTACTTAGATAATGCATTTTGGGAAACGGAGGATCGCTCAGTTCTAAAATGTATTAGGCTAACTACGCTTGAAGGTCAAAAGGGTAAGAAAAAAGACGTAATGGAGTTTCGCAAGATTCGTCCGGACGGTTCTGAATGCCCTCATTATAAAGAAGTGGTTGACAAAGTTGGTGTCGTAAAGATCGACGAAAATACCGCTGAACGCAAAGAGCGAAAAGAGCGCGAGAACAGAGAAAAACGCGCACATCACGAGCAAAAGAAAAAGACTGCTGAACTAGAGCAACTTTTTAATCTCAAACTTCAGGCTTTTGAAATTGAGCAAATTAAAAATTCTGAAGATCGTATATTACGTGGCAAAATCCGTCGAGCGCAAAGTGCAGTGGAAATGAATGCGCTATGTGCAGTTTTGATTGCGAAAGAATTGGGCTATTATGGAGACAAAGATGACGCAGGAGCCAACTAAGGGTTACATAATCGTTGCGTCACGGCGAAGTTTCTTTTATGCTTCTGCATGTAATTTAATGGACTCAATTCGGGATTTCTATCCTGACGCAAATATTTGTTTGGTCTGCGAAGAAAGATTTCTTGATGATCGAGGACGAAGACTCGCAGACGAAATAATTTTCTGCAACGATCACAAGCGAGCCAAGCTTTGGGGTATGGCAAAATCACCGTGGGATATTACATTCTATATCGATGCCGACACTGAGGTCGAACATGAAGACATTGAACATGTCTTTGACGAACTGAATGGCTATGATGTGATGTACACTGGTCTGCCCGAAGAACGCTCTTACTGTTATGCAGAACTAAAATGGCCTGGTGGTCAGTTCGAACTATGCGGAGCAGTCTGTCTGTATGACATGCGCAATCCATTGGTACGTGAGTTTATGGACGATTGGTATGATCTCACTGTACGACAGTATGCTGGTACATGGTGGCCAATAAATGAAAAAGGCGAAGCAGATTATGAAACTCATCCTAAATCATTGTCACGATGGGATCAGTTTTCTCTTTGGTGGCTTGTAAACAAAGAGCCAAAGTATCAAGACTTGAAAGTGGGCATTTTTGAAGATGATGCCAGATGGAACTATTTCTCGCGCTATAAATATGCTCACAACAAGAAGCCTGTTGTTATTAGACATTATTCTGCTTCGGAAGCGAAGCACATGGAGTTTTGATGAGAGACATACCGTTAAACGATTTTGCTATCGACATTTTGAACGATGCACTTTGGTTTACCAGAGATAAAAATTACGAGGCTGTCGTAAAGACAAAAGCCGACAAACATAATAAAGAAGACGCCGACTATTATACAGGTGATGCATATTTTAAACTTATTAAGTCACAAGGTATGGGTCACGGTGGATTTCCAGAAGTTGTTGTGTCGCATGGCTTTGGTATCGGACAAATGCATTTCTCTAAAGAGAAAGTTTCGCAAGCAAAAATTCCTGAAGTCTCTCTAAAACAGGAAGCGTTTTTACAAAAAATACAAACTACGTTCAATTTGAAACGTAATGCTCTATTTGCGGTTTATCCGCCAGGTGGATATATTTCTTGGCACAACAATGCGAATGCTTCAGCATTCAATTGTGTGTTTACTTGGAGCGAAACTGGCGACGGCTGGTGGAAGCACTGGGACAATGAAAAGAAAGAAATGGTAACAATACCTGATAAAAAAGGCTGGCAATGTAAAGTTGGTTACTTTGGTGCATACGAAGATCCTGAAGAGAAGCTGGTATATCATACAGCACGGAACGGGGACACAGGTTTACGTATGACAGTTGCATTTGTACTCGACAGATCAGAGATGGCTGTAGGAATGCAAGATTGGATTATTGAAGACATTCACGCCTAAATTATTATAAATAGAGCCATAAGATTCATTTTTAGGTTAGAGACTTATGGCAAGGTATGAAGAATTAACTATCGATCAGGGAACAGACGTTTCCCTGGACGTGTATCTTACGAACATCGATGGTTCGGCAAAAGATTTGTCAGGCTATTCAGCCGCGGCTAAAATGAGTACGCGATATGATGTTGACAGTTCTGACAAAATTTCATTCGACGCTTATGTCACTGTTCCTCCGACCGCAGGTATCGTTAACTTATCTTTGACAAACACCGTCACAGATACGCTAAATAGTAAGAGAAAATATGTCTATGATATGGAAATCTCATATCAAGATAGCGATGCCAACACTATCGTAGAAAGAGTTCTTGAAGGACTTATAACAGTAACGCCTTCGGTAACATGAGGTCAGTATGTCAGTACAAGTAGGAAACAGGACATTAGTAAGCAAGATAACGTACGGTACTCCATATCGTACTGCTGTTATTTCTGCTAGTGCCGACATTGATGCAATCACAGGTCTTGTCACATCGGGTGCAGTAGACGGTTCACTCTTCGAATACGACTCGGCGTCAGGTAACTGGAAAGCCACACTAACACTTCGAAAGCAGATCGTCGATGGGCGTGTTTATCCATCTGACTCAGATCGTGCACAGATTCTTATTCGTCGCTCGGGCACTCAGGGCGATCCACTTGTTTTAAGAACAGGTGAATTAGCATACTCATATCTTTCAGACTCTGGTAGTTCCGCAGATGGCTTCGGCTTAGGCGGTGATCGTCTGTTCATTGGTGCTGGCGGCGATTCGTCAGTTGCGGGCGTACTACAAGCAGAACGCATTGATGTAATCGGTGGTAAGTATTTTACTGATCTACTGAATCATCCACATGGTGTACTAACTGCTTCTAGTGCTATTATAACAGACTCCGAAGGTAAAGTCAACGAATTAAAAGCCGGTTCAATCGATTTAGACAGTGCTACGCTGGGTAGACTGACGGTATCTGATTCTGCAATCTTTAACGATCTGCAAGTGCTTGGCACACAAACCATCGTAGAGATTATTGCTGATCGTATCAACGTTGATAATCTCACAGTCGATAGTAATTTAAGTGTTTTAGGTTTAGCCGCATTCAACGACAGTGCTACCTTTGCTGGTAAAATCACTGTAAGTGGTGCTGGTGTATTTGATGATACGCTCGATGTATCAGGACTTACTACACTCGACTCTGCTATCGTCAATAATCTTAGAATCGATTCAAGCCTTGATATTCCTGGCGCATTAACGATTCAAGGTACAACTACATTCGATTCTACTGCAACGTTCAATGGTGAAGTCAATATTGGTGAAAGAACACTAAGCGAGTTTATTGACAGCGATGTGTTCCAATTGTTACGTGCAGGTCAGGCTATCATTTTAACATACGCAGACGATAGCGACAAATTAACCATTTCAGTTCCAACGGCTACTTCAACTACGCCTGGCGTAGCGTTTTTCGATTCTGCACAGTTCACTATCGATTCTAACGGGCAGGTTTCACTGTTGGAATTCGAAGGCGGCGACTTTTAATAAATACAGCAATATGGATAGGATAGAGACTTAACATGGCAATAACAAAAATTATCCATAAAAAGACGGATGTCCCGCTAAGGCGCCCGGGCATTGCCGATATTGATCTTGGTGAAATTGCCATCAACACGCATGATGGTAAGATGTTCATCAAGCAAGATCGAGATGGCGTTGTTGACATCGTTCAAGTTGGTGACGATCCTACGCCAAGAGTCTTTTATGTGTCTAAGGGAGGAAAGCCTGGCAACTTGGGTACTTCCCTTGGCGATGCATTTCAAACTATCGATTCAGCCGTCAGTGTTATTACTGATATCCAAGAATTCGAATTTGACGAAGCAACTTGTGAACGCGACTTAAATCTGATCTTAGATGGCTTGCAGTTCGATATTGCTTTCGGAACAAACTATAACGCAGTGACATCTGGTCTTTCGTATCAAAGAGCGGGAGCCAACAAAGTTCTTGATGAACAGATTTCTGCAACGAGAGGTGCCTTCAACGAAGCGAAAGGCGCCATCTTCTCTATTCCTGAAGTAAAACTCAGCACTGGTTATGACGGTGCAGTAGAAAGAAATAATAGACACTGGTCGGAAGTTGTTGACATTTTCGTCAACGGCACTCAGAGTACAGAAAATTTTGCTGACTCGGTTGAGTATCCAGTGCCAGTTGTCTTGCCTACAACAGACGCAGATGATGCCGCAGTCATTCTTCAGAACAACAGAGAATATTTGAAGGCTGAACTTGTACAATACATTGCAGAAAACTTCCCAGCATTAACGTATGATCGTACGTTGTGTTCACGTGACACAGGTTTTATCATTGATGCTGTGACTCTTGATTTGATGCTCGGCACAAACGTTAACAGTGTTGTTGCGGGTTCTTCTTATTACAGAGCAACAGTATCAACACAGAAAGTAATCGGACAGCAGTTAGATGGTACCGTTGGCGCAATCAACGAACTAGGTCGATTGATCGGTGAACTGGCTATCGATTCGAATTCACGTGTAAGTATTAATGCTAGTATTGCAGAGATCAATGATATTCTTGCAAATGGTCTTGAGAACAGAGACACACTTACATTCCCTGCGGCACCAGCATCTTCGGCAAATCAGCAAGCGGCTGCCACAGCAATTCAATCAAACAAAACTGCGATTATCGCCTCTACGATTGCGTTCCTTGACAGTGTATATCCCGATCTTACGTATGATACTACTAAGTGTGAGCGAGACGTTGACTATATTCTAGATGGTCTAACGCACGATGTACTGTACGGTGGTAACTACCAGTCGCGTAGAAGTGCAGATGCTTATTACTCAAACGCAGTAAATCAGTTGGGTAGTGACTCAGAGAGATTGCCTACGATTGCGGCATACGACGAACTCAAAAATATCGTAAACACGTATGTAACAACTTCAACTGAGCAAGCACGTGTTGACGACCTCATTGAAATCATTAATGAAGTATTAGAAGCGAATAACGATAATGTATTAAGAGATTTGGTCTATCCAGATTTCACAGGCATTAGCGGAACAACGACTGCATCTTACAATTTGATCTTGGCTGATTCTGCCGATTTGAAAGCGGGCACGATTGCATGGTCTGATCAAAATGGTCCTGCAACTTATGACCGAGTAAGATGTAAGAGAGACGTTGGCTTTATCGTCGATGGTCTGACGTTTGACGTACTATACGGTGGTAACTTTGCTACTGATATCGTCAAACGTGCATACTACTCGTTTGGTACGAATCAGTTGGGTGACAGTGCAGGTGATCCAGAGGTTGTGGCTACTGCTACGACCTATCAGCACTTGAAGCAGATCGTAGACGAGTTGCTTTCTAACAGCCTGTCTACAAATCTGTACTCAGGTGGAACTTATCCTGGTGCATTCCCTGGTCCTGACACTACTGGTAATGGTGGTCAATACTCGACTGCAACAGAAGCACAGGTTACCAACGATCTATTAGACAATCTAATCACTATTATTCAAGACGGCGACTTAGATGCGCTTGATTCAGTTCAAGAGCCTAGTTTAGCGGCTAGAGGCGTAAGTGCTGAACTTAGAACGGCAATTAAAGCAATCAATGACGAACGTCCTCTTATCATTGAGCAATCGGTTCAAAGAGGTAATGCTACTAATGATATCGTAGTATATCTGAAGTCGGGCGATTACGTAATCAACAATCCAATTCAGTTGCCTGAGAAAGTCGCTATCGTTGGTGATAACTTAAGAACGACCACGATTCGACCTAGAAGCGTAGACTCCGATCTGTTCTATGTCAAGAGCGGTTGTTTCTTAAAAGACATTACGTTTAAAGATCATCAAAGTGGTGCGGCTTGCGTTGCGTTTAACCCAAATGTTGATTCTGCAAGAGCAGGTCCGTTCATCATTCAGTCACCTTACGTGCAGAACTGTACTTCTATCACCACAGACGGTGTTGGTATGAAGATCGATGGTTCAAAAGCGTGGGGTCTGCGTTCGATGGTATCTGACGCATTTACTCAGTACAACGCGGCTGGTATTGGAACGTATCTACTGAATCGTGGTTACGCACAGCTAGTATCGATCTTTACGATTTCGACAGGAACATCTATCTTAGCCGAAACTGGTGGTCAATGTTCGATCACAAACTCTAACTCAAGTTTCGGTGATAGAGGTCTAGTTGCATCTGGTAGTAGTCCGATTCTTTATGACGGCATACTCGATTCTGATCATCTGAAGTTTGATGATGTAATTCAAGTTAATGAGGTTACCAACCTCGACTCTTCAGACTGGCTCAACGTATACGGATCATATAGAAAGCCAAACTATGGCGATGCAATGAAGTTCGATTCTGAGAACTATTTTTATACGGTTCTTGGTGTCGATTCAGTTGCTCCTGGTGTATACAATCTTACGTTTGAACCACCATTGAACCAAGACATGATACGCAATCAGAGAGTCGCGTTTAGACAACGTTCTGTGATTACGTCATCGTCCCACACGTTCGAATATGTGGGTTCAGGCACAAACACATTTACTGCCATTCCTCAGAATGGTGGTATTCCTGATGCAACAAAAGAAGTTATCTTCGATTCAGAAACGAACGAAGGCTTGGTTGTATTCACAAGTACCGATCAACTTGGTGACTTTAGAATCGGCTCCGAATTGACGATTCGTAGACAGGCTGGTCGAATCGAGGGCGAGACGTTCGAAAGATCGTTGTACGCAATCTTAACACCATACATTCTAGCACTAGAGGGTTGATAAATGGCTATCCCACTAAATACATTTAAAACGACAACTGCGGTAGTTCCAGAGGAACCTCCTGGTGGATTTACCGGGGATAGCGATGTCATCTACGTTGTTCCGCAGGGGATTACAGCGATTGTGCTTATGGCGCAGATCGCGAATCTCGATTCTGCTGAACACACCGTAACGTTCACTCACTATGATCGTGACGAAGTTTTGAACACAGAACTTGTGAAGGATCTTCCTGTTCTGCCAAAAGACGCTGTTGGTGTAATTACTGGTAAATTGATCGTAGAAGAAACAAATAGAGTTAGATGCTCGGGCTCTACTGGCTCAAGCGGCAAACTCAAACTAGTATTAAGTTATCTGGAATCTCTAAATGGCTAAACGAATAGAACACGTTAGCGGACGTGTAAAGGTAAGAGACCCGAGTCAGTTAGATTCTGATCGCTTTCTTTATATCACGCTAGATCAAGCGGAAGCAAATTTTGGGCGCCCTGACTCCGATGGCGCCGTAGTCACTTCTTTGGTCGACGGTACTAGAGTACTGACCGACGAACTTGCGCTGGGCGGTCTTGCTTTCAAACCCGGCTCGCTTGATTCTGCTGATTCTGCTTCGCTATATGCTCTATTCGTCAAAGGCGATCCTTTCGACGGCACACTTGATAGTGTTGCTGTTAAAAAATTGTCTGAAGCCTTTTTTGAAGAAGACACACTCGATACAGTTACGGCTCGTGGTAATACTACAACAAACGCAATCGATGTTGGCAGAGTCATTGCTGACAGTGCTTTCATTTCTGGTCGATTAATTGTCGGTGGTGATCTTCAGGTCAACGGCACAACTACCACGATTAACTCAACAGAACTGTCTATTAACGACAAGAACATTGTACTGGCTGACAGTGCCCTAAGTGCGGCAGCCGCAGACAGTGCAGGTATTACAGTTGCTGGTGCAAACGCACAAATTTACTACAAAGCCGCCAGCGATACGTGGAATCTAAACAAAGCAACCATCTTTGACTCTACCGTTGAGATCAACAACACGTTGATTCTTAAGAACGTTGAAAACAGACAGACAACTTTAGTTCTTTATCTTGACGAAATTACAGGCGAAGTAGTTGCAGGCGATCCTTCGGGTGATAGTGCAGAAGGTGCATTAGCGTCGAAGCAAGTGCAAGTTGTCAATGTCAATGACAGTAACGAATATCATCCATTATTCGTACGTGATTATATCGGCATCGACAGTATCAATACCGATATTCAATTCACATACAATCCTGGTCTAGACAGAATTAGTGTTGGTCGTCTTGAACTGAACCAACTTGATTCGCAAGAAGGCGTTACTCGATTCTTGGTTCTGAACGATTCTGATCAGGTACGTTTTAGAAACTTAGGCGGTCTTTCTCTTCTTGACTCAGAAACAGATACACTGCAAACTGTAACAAGACGTGGTGACTCTACTGATCAGCCAATTACCGTTCAGAAACTCACGACAGTTGACAGTGCATCTATTGGAGGTGACTTGCAATTCCAAGGTGCACTCCGAGACGAACAAGGCTTCAGACTAGTAATCTATGATTCTGCTGGACTTGTGCTTTGGGGCTAATAGGAGAAATCAATGGCATCACCTACAACACGCAACGACCTGATTGATTTTTGCTTGCGCAGACTCGGAGAGCCTGTGCTTGAAATCAATGTGGACGTTGACCAGATCGAAGATAAGGTAGATGATGCAATTCAAAAATATCAAGAGTTTCACAGTGATGCCACGATTCGAACTTATCTGAAACACGAGATTACTGCGGACGATGTGACGAACAAGTACATTCCTATTTCGTCTGACATTATTTTTGTTTCGAAAGTATTTCCGATCTCAACTACATTCAGCACCTCAGGCAATCTTTTCGATATTCGCTACCAAATGTTTTTAAACAATATGGGCGACTTCATCAACTTTGCTGGTGACTTAGCCTATCTGTATCAAATGGAACAGTACTTAAGTATGATCGATATGCAGTTGCATGGTCATCCTCAAGTAACGTTCTCGCGGAGACAGAATCGTCTGTACATCTTCGGCGATTTTGAAGACGAAGATTTGCAAGAAGGTGATTTTCTGATTGCTGAAATTTTTCAGACGATTGATCCTGAAACGCACACGAGCATCTACAATGACATGTTTATCAAAGACTATACGACCGCTTTGATCAAACAACAATGGGGTGCCAATCTCAGTAAATTCGAAGGCATGCAATTGCCTGGTGGAGTTACGATGAACGGTCGTCAAATCTACGAAGACGCGACTGCCGACATTGAACGACTTGAAGAGAAACTGAGAAACGAACAAGAACTTCCGGTCGATTTCTTTGTAGGGTAAGATGGCGACGAATAGGTATTTCAGACAAGGTGCGACATCGGAACAGATTCTCTATGAAGATTTAATCATCGAGTCTCTTAAAATTTATGGTCAAGATGTTTACTACCTGCCTCGCGAGATAGTCAAAAGAGATACAGTCTTTGGCGACGATTCGACCTCGCGCTTTGATAATGCCTATCGATTAGAAATGTACATTGAAAACGTCGAAGGGTTCGACGGTGAGGGCGACTTGTTTACGAAGTTTGGTGTAGAGATTCGTGATGCCGCAACGTTTATTGTAGCACGGCGTCGGTGGAAAAGTCAAGTACAATTTTACGAAAATACTGATGACAAGCCCATGTATCGTCCACGAGAGGGCGATCTGATCTATCTCACACTGTCAGATTCTTTCTTTGAGATCACAAAGGTAGAGACTGAGAATCCATTCTATCAGTTAAAAGATTTGCCTGTCTTTAGAATTCGTGCAGAACTCTTCGAATACAATGATGAAGATTTCGATACGGGTCTTGATCTCGATGACATCGAACAGCAAGCATTCCAGAGACTGGTCACATTTGATCTTGCAACCATGACAGGTAAATTTGAAGTGGGCGACACGCTGACACAGACAAATCCAAATGGCTTTACTATTACAGGTGATGTTGTAAAGATCGATGCCTCGATTCCTTCGTCGTATAAAGTCTATATTGCTCACGCAGGCGCAGATGATGGTGTATATCACACATTCAGTGCAGACTATCGCATTGAAAACGAAGATGGTATTGGTGGAAAACCAACTGTAGTCAATCAAGAAGTGCTAGAAGAAGGTGCGCAGAATGTAGACTTCGACACTGAAGCAACGGGATTACTCGATTTCTCTGAATCCAATCCGTTTGGAGATCCTGTATAATGTTCGGCACGTACTTCTATCATCAAAGAATTCGCAAAGCCGTGGCTGTGTTTGGCTCACTCTTTAATAACTTAAATGTTCTCAGAACAAATGCCGCTGGTGACATTATCAGTCAAGTCAAGGTGCCTTTGTCTTATGCACCTAAGAGAGACTTTATAGCCAGAATCGACGCAATGAACAATGGCGAAGAAGCCGAGCGTCAGATCGCAATCAAACTGCCTAGAATGTCTTTTGAGATTCTGTCGATGAATTATGATCCGACTCGACAGTTGCCTAAGATGAATAAGTGCGTAACGTTTCCTGATAATTTTTCGGGAAGTGCACAAGAAATTTACACACCAGTACCGTACTCAATTGGCTTTCAGTTGAATGTGTATGCTAAGTCACAAGATGATGCGTTGCAAATTGTAGAACAAATATTGCCTTACTTTACACCGCAGTATACTGTTACAGTAAAGCCTCTTTCCGACTTCGACACAAAAGAAGATACGCCAATCACGCTGACTGGAATCACATTCCAAGACGATTACGATGGACCTCTAGAGGCGCGTAGAACAATCATCTACACACTTGACTTTGAAATGAAGTTGAGTCTTTTTAAAAACGTTTCCTCTTCCAGCTCTGTCATTACGCAAGCGCAGGTGGATTTTTACGAACTTGGTACGACCGATATTCTATCTTCTGTTGTTCTCGATTCGTTTACGACAGAAGGTTTGAACGGAAAAATTGCAGAAGACGGTGGCACGATAACTAACAATAACTTTAAGATTCGATTTGCACCAAGAGAAATCACTTCAATAGAAGTATCTTCAGATCCACAAAATGGTACAGCAACAGCATCGTTGACATCAAATACAACGACTACAACTGGGCGCATTACTGCGAACGGTTCGTGGTCTTATACACCGAACGCTGATTGGCACGGCACTGATACATTTACAATTCGTGCTAACATCACTGGTGGTGGTAGCGTAGAGCGTACAGTTACCGTTGTTGTGAGTCCGACTGAACGCGACACATTCGACCAATCTGAATTGCTTAACGTTGGTCTGGGCGAACAGTTTCTTGATATCTTTGTGGGAACAACTGATCAATTCGAAACGACTGGCGGCGTGACATATTCTATTGCCGCTGGCGGATATCCAAATCATGGTTCTTTATCAGTAACTAACGCAAATACTGGAGAATTTAAATATATACCAGATGCAGGCTTTGATGGCGTAGACAGTTTTGTTTATAGAGCAACGCCCGCTGGCGGTAAGTCGGAAGTAGGCATCGTCTCTATTACAGTAATTTCAACAGCCAACATTATGGCAGCCGAGACGGGCGAACTCTTAACAATCGAACAAGCGTCTGATGACATCATAGAACTAGAACAATAACGAGGAATAGAAATGGCAACCGTAAAAATATCGCAACTGGCACAATTAGTCGGTCCTCCTGATAGCGATGATTTTATTGCAATCGTTGATGCCAGCCTTTCAGAAACGAAAAAAATTCTGATCAGTGACCTGTTATCAGCAGTCGATAGCGTTGCAAATGCGACACTTGCCATTCAAGCTACCTTTGCTGATAGCGCACTTGACGCTAGATTTGCAGTTGTAGCAAATAGAGCGTTTGTGGCTGATAGTGTTGCAGTTGCCGCTAATGCATTAACTGCTGACGCCGCTGACAGTGCAACAAATGCAACGAATGCAATCCTTGCTCTAAGGGCAAACAGTGCTGACAGTGCGACAAACGCAACTTTCGCTAATTATGCTCAACGGGCTGAAACTGCCGACAGCGCCACAACAGCCGCTTTTGCACTCAGAGCGGATTACTTAACGTTAGATAGTGTTGGTAACGCAACTTTTGCCTTACGCTCTGACAGTTCAGCCCGAGCCGCCTCAGCGATAGTTACAGATTTTGCTGCCAAGGCACAGCAGGCATATTATGATCAAAGAGCTTTAGATACTATCTGGGATAACGTACCTGTATTCGTTGACAGTGCAATTGATCATTTGAAAATAAATTTGAACGCTTATTCTACTGACAGTGCTGCCCTCTGGAGTGTTTCACCGCCAACAACGGTAGATAGTGCCTTAGATAGATTGGCACTTGTTGTTAGAACATTGAATGGCGGTACTGGCGCATAACCCATATAAATAAGAGAAAGATTTTTAATTGAGGATTTAAAATGGCAATTGCAGGCGTAAAAATATCGAGTCTTCGCGAGTTAATTACTGCTGAAGATAACGATTACATCGTCATCAATGACTTTAGCACGACCACTACTAAAAAGATTAGTAGGGAAAATTTTCTTCGGAACTCTACGAACGTAAGAGATTCTGGAGAGAATGGCGCGTTCATTCAAACGCTCACGTGCAACTCCCTCGATGTAAACGTAGACGCGGCTATCAACGGCTCAACTACTATGGGTGCGGACCTTACCGTTAATGGCACGATCACTTTTGACACGCTAAAAGATGCTGTTGAAAATATTATTATTACGAAACTTGTAGACGAAGCTGATGGTATTGCTTCAAATGATGATGACACATCTATTCCTACATCTGCGGCTGTTAAAGATTACGTAGATGGCGCTGTATCTGATCATCGTGCAAAAATTGTGCATGGTGAAACAGAAGATGCCCTGAGTCTTGTCAATCAATTAAAAGTCTACCAAACAGAATATGTCAAAGAGATAGGGGCTTTAGAAGAAGGCATTTTCGATTCGTTAATCGCACACGAAGTACAAGAGGTTGTTCCTTATGTTGTGCTTGGCGAAAAAGATGCTGTACACAATGATGGCAAGCCTAACTATCAAAAAATTAACTATCATAAATTGGTACCTATTTTGATTACTGCTATTCAAGAGTTGTCAAAACAGATTGAAGAACTTAGGAGCTAAACAATGCCAGGCGTAAAGATTACAGAGTTAGAAGAATTAGCACAGGCGCCTGCCGATGATGACGTTCTCGTCATTGTCGATCTTGATACAAATTCTACTAAGTTTATCACTGTTGAAAATTTGCTTGAGCCAGCAAGTGCGGCGGCTTCTGCTGGCACTGCTGACAAACTTTTAATCGAAGCGACAGACGCGGATGTCACGTTTTATCCAGCCTTGTTTCCTAACGCACCTGGCACGCCGGCGGCAGACTCAGCAAAAGTAGACACCGATTTATTCTACAACGCTCTTACGAATACACTTACCGCTGGATTCTTTGTTGGTAATGGCGCTGGATTAACAGGCGTACTCGCTGACAGTGCCGCAAGAGCGACCACTGCTATTGAAGCCGAGCGAGCATTATTTGCGAATGCGGCTACAACTGCTGACAGTGCCGACTTTGCAACCCAAGCAATTTCAGCCGAGCGAGCAGACAGTGCAACAAACGCGACCAATGCTGTGTTTGCAACAACTGCAAACTTTGCATTTGGTGCTGACAGTGCGAATAGAGCAACTTCAGCAATTACTGCCGACCGAGCAACCGAAGCAGACAGTGCAGTTAACGCGACTTTAGCAAATACCGCTTTGACAGCACTTCGTGCTATCGATGCAGATAGTGCAGACTTTGCAACTAACGCTAATTTTGCAACAACTGCTGGTAATGCTGAAACTGCGGATAGTGCTGTCAATGCTACGTTTGCAAATACTGCACTAACAGCAGAAAACGCAATCACTGCTGACAGTGCAATCAATGCATCAAATGCAGTCTTGGCTGAAATAGCAGAAGAAGCGAGACGTTTAGGCAACTTTATCGATTCTGGCGGAACAGTTTATCCAACTCGTGGATCAAGGGCACTAGGTGATTTAAAAGTAGATAGTGACCTGATTGTACAGGGCGACATTCGAAGTGTTGGTGGTATTTTCTACGGAAATGGTTCTGGCTTAACGAACATTACAAGTACAGCAGTTGCAACTTCGACAGAACAAACAGACGCGAAGGCTATTGACTCTGCGGGCAAACACTATGTCATGTTGCGTACAACAGAGCTAGGTTACGATAGTGTAAGTACTACTGCACTTCTTACATATGATCCCTCAACATTTACACTCAGCGCAAACTCATTCTCGGGTGATGGTTCGAACTTAACTAACGTCACTGCGATTGATGCAACGAACGCAGAAAACGTTGCCATAACAACTGTTGGTGATAGTGCGCAATATTACGTACACATTGGTAGTACAACTTCTGGTAACGATAACGTAAACGTAAACACGAATCTTACCTATAACCCATTGAGAGGCAGACTTTCTGCTACAATCTTCGATACAGGTGAGTGGGAAGTTTATGAGAGTGCTGGTAATTTAACGTTCGCTCATAATGGCACTAAGCAGATGAGTCTTTCTGAGAATGGTGATCTAGCCATTACAGGCTCACTGACTCAAAGTGCGACGATATAAATAGTGACAGCCGCAAAGTATTGAGGAAATAAAATGGCAGATATTAGAATCTCAGAATTACAGGAATTGATCAACGTTCAAGACAGTGACGTTCTTGTGATCAATGATATTACTGCGGCTACCACTAAAAAGATTACACGTGATCGTTTTCTTGTAGGCATTACACGAAACGTTTTTGACTCAGCCAACAACGCAGTTGCAAAGCAAGACTTAAAAGTTAACAACGATCTAATCGTTGGTGGTGACATCGATGCAACGGGCGATGTCTCGTTTGGTTCATTGACTGACGTTACTGGTGGCATCACTGCACTTCGATTTATTGGCACAGGTATTGAGAATCACGATAGTAACGGCGCGTTGCCTACTGCGGCGGCTGTTATCGATTATCTTGATTATTTCTTGCAAGACCTTTACGACTCTGCTACGCTACCAGTTACGCTTAATGCGTTGACAGATGTTAGTATCGTCACGCCACTTAACGGTGAAGTACTTAAGTATGATGGCTCAAACTGGATTAACGGCGTAGATTCTGCGGGTAAAGAAAATCTTGTAGAACTCGATGATGTTTTGATTTCTAGTTTGTCTGACGGACAAATTCTTAAGTACAACGGTGCTTATTGGGTAAACGCAACTGACTCAGCCGGTCCAACTAATCTTTATGAGTTGGATGACATCTTTATCGACTCTGCACTTTCTGCAAATCCTCTTACGGTTGGACAAGTTCTTAAGTGGAACGGAACTAAGTGGGCTAATGCTAATGATTCTGGTGGATCAGGTGGCGGCGGTGGCGGCGGTGGGCTTGACAGTGCGTTGACGTTGCAACTTGTCAGTTCATCTGTAAATTTAAACACGCTTTCTGGTGTAGCAATCACTGCGCCAACAACGAATCAAGTTATTAAATATAACGGTTCACAGTGGGTAAATGCCGCTGACTCTGTTGGCGGTGCTTCGGGTGCACTCAACGATTTGACAGACGTAACAATTTCAGCGCCTTCTGTAAATCAAGTTCTAAAGTATAATGGGGCTAACTGGGTAAATGCGGCTGACTCTGTTGGTGCTGGTGGATCTGTTGCGTTAAATGATCTGACTGATGTTAACACAAGTCTTGCCGCATTCAATGATATCATAACTTACAACGGTGCGGGCTGGGTAACAGTTCCTAAACCTACTGGTCTTCAATCACGCGACACGTTCAATACTGTTACTACTTCGTTAAGTGATGGCGACTCAGTAGATGTAAACATCACTGGCGCATTTAAAGGCTATTCTCTGTTCAAGATAGAAACAGACGTTGCGGCATGGGTTAGAGTTTATACTGACTCGGCTTCACGCACTGCTGATCTTGGTCGTCTTCAATCAGAAGATCCAACGCCAGGTTCTGGTGTTGTGACTGAAGTAATTACATCGGGTGCGGAAACAATCAACTTGGCTCCTGCTCCTACGGGTTTCAATAATTCATCTCCTGTCACAGACACTATTCCCATCAAGGTCGTAAATCTAAGTGGAGGAACAACTGCGGTCGACGTTACACTTACGGCACTACAACTTGAAGGCTAAATGAAGTATGACATTGAAAGTCTATCACGTCATATTGCATCGTACAGAGGATCTGGATGCATTCTATGCGGACATGGAGACGCCCGGTGGCTATCTTCACATACCAGATCGCGCGGTTGATTACGAAGCAAGGCTTCCTTTCAGTAAAGTTACCGCATATCGGTTAACAGACGAAGAAGCAGAAGAAGTAAGACAAGACCCTCGCGTTAGAGTTGTTGAGCCTGCACTTGAGCAACATAACATTGTTGCCGAGCCTCATTGGGAACAAACCAGTTCATACTGGCGAAAAGATCGAAGCGCCGCTTCTTTTACTCAAAGAAACTGGGGCTTATGGCAATCTACGCAAAGTCAGTCAGTAACGTCAAGTTCTGGTGTTCCTCTATCTAATTTTACTAGTACAGCCACGTATGCTGACTCAGGCACAGTAACACTTAATGCAGAAGGCGTTAACGTTGATGTCGTTGTCGTTGATGGTATTCCCAGCCTCGATCATCCAGAATTTGCTGTCAATACTGATGGTTCTGGTGGATCGCGAATTATTCAATATAACTGGTTTCAGCATACTGACTCAGTTACTGGCGGCACTTATTCTAACGGTACTTACGACTACACTACAAATGTCTTAGGTGATTCGTCGAATAACAATCACGGTACACACGTGATGGGTACTGTTGCCGGTAATAGACAAGGCTGGGCAAGAAAAGCCAATCTTTATTCGATCAGTCCTTATAGTACTAATTACAACTGGTCATCAACTGGTATCAGTTCTAGTTATGTGTTAGATTACGTACGTGCATTTCACAGAAACAAGGCAGTTAATCCAGAAACTGGTCGCAAAAATCCCACAATCATCAACAACAGTTGGGGCTATAACTATGGTAGTTATGGCGGTACAATTTCAGACTATTCGAATGAGATTGAAAGAATTGTATATCGCGGCACAGAGTATAGCGCACCTTTTACAGACGCGCAAGTATATAACCTTGGCTTGCCCGCTTACTGGGCACTCACACGCGCTTTTCGTGATGCTGGGCTATCGCTAAATGACAGAGCAGGAATTCCTGACGCACGTACATCGAATGTTAGTTGGATGTTCGAATCGCCGAAACAGCAGACTTTGGATTGTATTGAAGATGGCATCATTGTGGTGTCTTCTGCTGGTAACAATAGTCAATATCTAGACTCTGAAAATGGACCAGATTATAATAACAAATACTATCTTAAAGACAAGACTTTAGGCGGTGTACGCGCATACTATCAGGGCGGAGACTCTGCGGTCTTTTATCATCGAGGTTCACCGCCTGGTATCGCATCTATCTGTGTGGGTAATGCATCAATTTACTCAAACAATCAGAGAGACTTTTCAAGTAGTTTTGGTCCGCGGACAGACATTTTTGCACCCGGCAACGAAATTATGAGTTCGGTTCGTTTTGATGGCATTTACGATGATACTATCGGCGACGACCGAGCAATAGGAAGTGCTTGGCTAGCCAAGATTAGCGGTACAAGCATGGCGTCACCACAAGTCACAGGTGCACTCGCTTGTGCTTTGCAAAACAATCCTGATTTAACGCAAGCCGAAGCAAAAGCGTATCTTCAAGGTAATGCTTTTAAAGACATAATGTTTGATTCATCTCTGGACTGGGGTGATGTTACCACTTATAGTTATCCAGCTTTGCAAGCACTGACAACGGATTTAAAAAACACGCCTAACTATTATCTTCGCTACAAAGAAGAGCGATACGTATCGGGTGTTACAGTTCCAAAAGTTAATGACAAAGAAAGACCAACTTCAGGTTTAATTTGGCCAAGAACTAGAGTTGTTAAAACAAGAAGAAGCATAGGAGACGTGCTTTATCCTTCAGCACCGCCTATTGAAGCGCCTGCTGAAGCATTGCTGACATACACTGGCGCCGCTGATTATACAACCGTTGAAACATATATCAACGACAGCAGTGGTCTAGACTATTCGCCAGCATATCTCGGTGGGTATATAGGTGACTTCATAGCCGCATATGCAGGAAATTATATTGGCGATTACGTATCTGGATACACTGGCGGTGATAGTGCAGGAACAGCGTTTACGGCCGCGCCATATGTAGGCGCTTACATATCAGAGACCGCTGACTCCGGTACTCTAACATCATATCTCAGTAACTACATTAGCGGTGAAACATCATACACTACTGCTTATGATGGTTCTTACACCGGCGCTTTCGCGGCTGTGTATGTTGATTCTGCGTCGAGTACATATACGCAAGATTATTTGGCAGGTTACACCACAACTTTGAATTACGAGGGTCCATTGGACCCGCCAGATCCTGAGTTTCCAGGCCTGCAAGCAGATTACAGTGGCGAGGTAACATATGAGACATCCTATGTGAAAGCTGGAACTGAATTATATGCCTCTATCTATTTAGGCGCTTACGATGGCTCTTATCTAACTAATTATGAAGTACTTTCCTATACGGGCGACAGTGCCGCGACCTACGTAGGAGGTGCGCCACTTGCCTACGTTGCCGATTATCAATCTATCGATAGTGGTGGCGGAGATATTATACAAACGACTTATCTTGGATCTTATGTACCATCATATCTCAGCGGTGGGGCGGGAAGCTATAATCAAACTTACACAGTCAGTTACATTGGAGAATATGCAACTTCATTTACTGATGAATTTGTGGGTGAAGGTTCGCCTAACATATATGCGGGAGACTACATAGGCACCTTTGTTCAGACTTACGTAGGCAACTATACCGGTGCAACTTATGCAGGTGCAACTTATGTTGGCGGATCGAACACTTCGATGAACGTAACCAACAATGGTGCTTCTAACTACATTATTGATAGTGCGTCGAATCCAACGTTGACACTTGAAAGAGGCACCACATACACATTCAACTTAAGCGTAAGCGGTCATCCGTTCTGGATTAAGACAGCACCAAATACTGGAACTGGTGATCAGTTCAATACCGGTGTGACTAACAATGGTGCACAAACAGGTACGTTGACGTTTGCAGTAGACTCTTCAGCGCCAAGCACGTTGTACTATATCTGTCAATTCCATAGCGGAATGGTAGGCACTATAAATATTGTATCTGCCGGGGCTACAAGCTATGTGGGTGATTATGCCGGTATTAGTCTAGAAGGATACATCGGCACGTTCACATCGACTTTCACAGGTGCTTACAGTTAAATGCATAATGGATTTTTAGATAAAAGAAGAAGACTACTTAATCTGCGTGAAATGCAGGTCGAGAACGTATTGCCTGAACATTTTGCTCAGTTCTATCCTAAGTTCATCGACCTATTAAAAAATTATTATGAGTGGCAAGATCAGAACGATCCGAATGAGTTGTTAAATCATCTCTTTGCTGTCCGTGATATTAACGAAACTGACATCACTCTTCTCTCGTTTATTGAGGACGAGTTTCTTTTGGGTGAAGCATACTTCGAAGGCTTCGGCACAGAAGACTTTGAGAAAAGAGCGGCGGCTAACTTTTCGAATACGCTGTTCAGATCAAAGGGTACCAAGTTTGCTATCGAGTGGTTCTTTAGATCATTCTATGGTCTCGACGCAGACGTAATTTATCCAAAAGAAAACGTTTTCACATTAAACAACACCTCTTCGCAAATCGGTCCTGATTCACTGAGATATCTGACCAACGACAAATTGTATCAGACGTTCGCTCTGTTGATACGAGTCGGCGTGCCCATTTCGAAATGGCGTGATATTTTCAAACTGTTTGCTCATCCAGCAGGCATGTATCTCGGCGCTGAAGTGTCGATTGACGATGTGATTACTCCAGCAATTAACGCTGTCATGCAAGACTCTGCTGTAAGTCAACGACCTTCTCCTGTTTGGGAGTTAACTCGTTTTCTTGATAGTGCGGGACGTTATCGTGAAGGCTACATCGGTGATCCTGTATACAATACGCTGACAGGCAATATCGACAGTGTTCCAGAAGGAACAATCTTTAGATACAAGATTAGCGGCACGAACATTCCAGCTGGCACAGGAACGGTTCGTTATTTCGTTGATCCTGCTGGTGGCGATCTTGCGAGCGATACGTCAACAGATGATTTCTACAATTTCGATTCAGCGGGTGCGTTCAACTATACGCCACCGTACGAAGTGCCTCTTAGAAGCAGTAAAGCATTTTTGCAGTTACAGCAAGACAGTCCGTTAGGACCTGCGTTTGGTTACTTTACAATACCAACAGGCATTGATAGTGTTGAAACCGAAGGACAAGAAGCGTTTACTGTATTCGTTGAAGATGTTGGTGAAAGAACCATTGCGTCTGATCGCGTAGTGTTGAATGATGTAATTACAGAATATCAGTTGATTCCATTTGATCCTATTGATGAAGGTGATGATCTTTTGATTGTTGCAACGCATGGTTCAGGTTCACTTTATAATGGTAACCCCAACATAAAAGCGTGGAATAGCACAACACTGTACTGGTACGGCAAACATATTTCGACAACTGACTCTGATTTTGTCACGCCGTTGCCCGACTCAAATAATCCACAACCTGTAAATATTAGACCTACTCTTGGTGCTTCAACTCCTCCTAACGTCCTGTCTTACTCAGATGGTGATATTATTATTCCGATTCGTGGCGACACGGTATCAGAAAGCACAGAACATTTCGCTGTGATACTTCAGACGTTCGAAGGAATTAAGAAAGACTCTGTAACTGTTGCGATTAACAACACGGCGGCTACGTTCACTGTTACACCGAGCGCGGCGAGCTATACTGAAGGTGATACTCTTTCATTTACAATCAATCATAGTTCGCAAGATGGTGGCGATACAGTCACATGGCAATTTACTGGCGCTTTAGCTAGTGATCCACGTCCGCTTGCAACTTCTGGATCATTTACACTTAACTCAGGCACTTCAACTACTTTTAGCATTCAAGTTCGGGCTGATACTATTCGACGAGGTGTAACTGGAGGATTCCTTCAAGTTACAAATAGTAAGTACAGTCCTGCTCTCGTAGCAACATCTTCTGGTTTCAACGTGTTCGATCAAAATCCAATTTACAATCTTACGATGAATCCTACAACCGCGAATGAAGGTGATACTGTTACATTCGATGTGTCTGGAAGCAACATTGCTGACGGCACTTATTATCTTCAGATTGGCAATGTCGGCACAAATAATTTAGATTTCTTAACGTATGCCGGCAATGGAGGAGCTCCTGGACAAGGATTAAACTCACGTGCTTCAATTACGGTAACAAACAATAGTGGAACAAGTTCATCTCTTGCTTTTGCTGACAGTTCCGAAACTGCTGACGAATCTTTTTATGCGTATCTTCATTCAGATCCTGTAGTGTTCGATCCGCTTGTTTCTTCATTAAATCAGATTCGTGGTGGAGCCGCGGCTACTTACACTCTTACTCCGAACAAAACACGTGTTCCAGAAGGTGAGACTTTAACGTTTACATTTACAACGACTGGCGCTGATGGAATATTCGATTGGCAAGTACAAACGTTCGACACTTTCTTAACTTTTGATGGATTACGAGGCTTAACGCCAAATGACTTTGGTAAACTAAATCCCACCACAGGCGAGTGGGATGTCGATGAGCCTACAAATGTAGGACTGTATTCCGCTTCGCAATTGCCATACGGAGATGAAGCATCAACAGGAAATGGAATGGTAGTTTCTGGTGGAACAGGAACGTTCTCGTTGCTAATTCGTGATGATGGTCAAGACGAAGATTCAGACGAACAAGATTTCTGGGCAATTGTTAAGAACAGTTCAGGTGTAACACTCGCTCAGTCCGCATCTGTAAGAATTCTAGATGCTAGTGCAACTGATTATAACCTGTATGTTGTTGAGCAAGAAGGAGTGCGTGATAGTGCTGTTACAGAAGGTACTGAGAGTCTTGTATTAAACTTTACGACGAATGCGGCAGTTGACGAAAACTTGTATTTTGAATTGCAAAAGTCAGATGCTCTCGGTAGTCCTTGGTCTAGCAAATGGATAAACAACGCACAGATATATGTTCCGTTTGCTGAAACTGATCCAGCATCTCAAGTGTTAAAAACTTTGTTCACGACACAAGGTGGTGCAGACTTTAACAGACCAATATTTGATGGCACATACGAAGGCGAGCAATTTGGTGTAGCGTATCTATCACGAAACGATTTTGCAAGTAACGGTGGTGACGTGCTTGACACAATGACGTTCTCTGTACTAGATGCGCCCGCTACGTGGACGCTTACCGCTTCACCTAGCACAACTGTAGATGAAGGCGATACAATTACGTGGACTGTTGGTGGCACAAATATTCCTAATGGAACGTACTATGCAAATCTCACAGACTACGATGTAGTTGTGACAGATGGCAGTGGCTCTGGTTCAGGTCAGTCTGCAATTAGAACGAGTGATCCAGAAGCCCTTAATATTCCGAACGGCAGTGTTTGCGTCAATGACGCGAATGTACCAGGAACTGTTACTGGTAAATTTGCAGTAACACTAGGTGATTCTATACTGTACTATCAAATTAATATGAGTGAAAACTTAACAGCAAATGTTCAGAACACAAGACTAGTGTTTGGCAGTTCTGAAACTGTAGCAGATTTCGATGCAGGCTCTGAAAGAACATTTACCATGACCAATAACGTTGGTGGATTCACTACTGTCACAGCTACGAACGATGATACGATTGATGACACGTATACGATGGCTGTATACGATCAAGCGCGCCCAGCATCTCCAGTAGCAAGTGTAGGATTTACAATCACTGATACCACTGTTGGTGGCAACGAATCTGTTGTAAACTTCCAGCTTGAACCTGCCTTCACTACGTGGGCTGTACAGACCATAAAAGCATACACTAATGAGATACTTAACACCGCGGTGTCTGGATTGCAGTTCCGTTCTGATGGTGGCATCTACGGTGAAGGTAATGTTATTCCAGGAACACCACTTCCAGATCAATACATTAAACTTGGCACGTGGCATCAAGCGGCGACAACGACTGGTAACTTTACGATTACAGCAACAATTCAAGGCGCTGGAGTTCCAAGCGATGGTGGTGTAGCAGTGGGAAGTTACGGAACAAACTTATCACTGTCTAGTACTCAACAATTTGATCTCATTGCATCTGCACGTCAACCGACTAGTCGTTTAGCGAGTATGCTTGTATCGTTTACAATAACTGATGATGCTGATCCGACAAACACCGACACTCAAAGTATTGCGTACTTCTCAGAACTTGAGTATGTTGGAACTGATATTGACGTGAATCCAGCTTGAATAGGGCCGTAGTATGAAAAAAGATGATCCTAATATTAAATCGGACTACGATTATTCTCGCTCAACTTATTACGAGTTGATTGATAAGGGAAGAGAATCACTCGATCTGATGATTGAGGTTGCTCGTGAGTCTGAACATCCTAGAGCTTTTGAAGTTCTGTCGAACATGATCAAAAACATCTCAGATGTCAACGATAAATTGATGGAACTAAATAAGAAGACCAAAGACATAACGCAAGAAAAAGAAGAGCCTAAAGCAATTACCAATAATAATGTTTTTATAGGAAGTACTACTGATCTGCAACGTTTGTTGCAACAAAGCGAAGATGAAAAGGTGATTGATGTTAGCCCATCGAATGAGTGACCATGAACATTATCTAGGTAATGTCAATGTAAAACGTGATGGAGTACAGCAAGAGTGGACTCAGCATGAAGTGCTAGAGTACGCGAAGTGCATGAAAGATCCTGCATATTTTGCAAAGACTTACGTAAAGATTATATCACTTGATAAAGGACTTGTCAACTTTGACCTATACCCATATCAAGAAAAAATGTTCAACCATTTTAACGATAATCGGTTTTCTATCGTCTTGGCTTGTCGTCAGTCTGGTAAAAGTATTTCGTCAGTTGTTTACTTACTTTGGTACGCTATATTCCATCCTGAGAAAACGATTGCGGTGCTTGCCAACAAAGGCGCAACTGCAAGAGAAATGCTTGCACGGGTCACGTTGGCTCTTGAAAACTTACCCTTCTTTTTACAACCTGGCTGCCGCGCTCTCAACAAAGGTAGTATTGAGTTTTCAAATAATTCTCGCATTATTGCTTCTGCTACTTCAGGCAGTTCTATTCGTGGTATGTCTGTCAATCTATTGTTTCTTGACGAGTTTGCTTTTGTTGAAAGAGCTAGTGAGTTTTACACCTCGACATATCCGGTAATCTCTGCGGGTAAAGATACAAAAGTTATCATAACATCTACCGCTAACGGTATCGGTAATACGTTTCACAAAATCTGGGAAGGCGCTGTACAAAAGATCAACGAATATCAAGCCTTTACAGTTAATTGGTGGGACGTGCCAGGACGTGATGAAGAGTGGAAGAAGCAGACAATTTCGAACACGTCACAGATGCAGTTCGATCAAGAATTTGGCAATACGTTTTTCGGAACGGGCGATACACTGATCAATGCAGAAACACTGCTTAATCTAAGATCAATGCCACCACTCAAAATGCTTGAGGGCGGTGATGTAAAAATCTACGAAGAAACATCAAAGAATCACGAATATCTCATGATGGTCGACGTAGCAAAAGGAAGAGGACAGGACTATTCGACGTTTAACGTAATCGATATATCTGTGCGACCCTTCAAACAGGTCGCTGTGTATCGGAACAATACTATTTCTCCAATACTCTTCCCAGACATTATCTATAAGTTTGCGAAAGTCTACAACAACGCATATGTGATCGTTGAATCAAATGACCAGGGTAGCGTAGTTTGTAGAGGTTTGTATTATGATCTAGAATACGAAAATGTTCACGTGGAGTCAACAGTCAAAGCAAATGCTGTTGGCATTGAAATGACACGAAAGACAAAACGTCTTGGTTGTTCTGGCATCAAAGACCTTCTTGAAAACAACAAATTAGATATCGTTGACGATGATACTATCTTAGAGATTTCTACGTTTGTTTCAAAAGGACAGTCTTACGAAGCCGCTGATGGCAATCATGACGATTTGATGATGAACTTAGTGATGCTCGGTTACTTTATATCGACACAGATGTTCTCAGACATGACAGACATCAATCTTAAGCAGATGATGTTTGAACAGCAGATGAGACGTATCGAAGAAGATGTAGTGCCGTTTGGATTTGTTGATGATGGGTCTAGTGCCATTCAAGAGATCGAAGACAGAGAACGTATGAAGTACGAACCCTGGCAGTTAACATGGGACGAACCGTACTGAAAAACAGGTAATTTATAAATAAATACATTGAAATTATCCGTATTATGTTCTCTTATCATATATTAACGAAAAAAAGGACACGACCATGGCATTACTACCATCTGAGTCTCCCAACATTACCGTGAAGGAATTCGATCTGTCTGGTGTAGTGCCGGCAGTTACTTCTTCAACGGGAGCGTTTGTAGGAGACTTTAACTGGGGTCCAGCCGATCAGCCTATTCTGGTAAGTACTGAAGCAGAATTGGCTTCGCAATTTGGATCTCCTTCTAACGATTCTGCGGCGGCAGTATCGGATTTTCTCTCTGCTTCAATGTTTTTGAAGTATTCAAGTAGCGCGTACGTAACACGTACCGTAGACGATTCAGCACAAAACGCAATCGCGGCTGGTGCTGATCAGGTGTTGATTAAAAATCGTGATGATTGGGATGCGCGTAGCATTACCACTCTAAACAACTATGTTATCGCAAAATATCCTGGCACTTTAGGTAACAGCCTTAAGATTTCAATGTGCCCATATAGCGAAGCTGATAGTGCGTTTAACAACTGGACTGTTGACGGCGCTGATATCTCTACACTGTTTGATGGTCCGCCAAGATCATCTGCTAACGTAGCAGGCTACGGCTTTGCGGCTGACTCTGAAGTTGGCGACGAAGTTCACTGTATCATTCTCGATGAGGATGGTAAAATCACAGGAACGCCAGGAACAGTGCTAGAAAAGTATTCTTATCTTTCTCTGGCAACGGACGCTAAAACTGACAATGGTTCAACTAACTTTATTCAAAACGTTCTGAACAATCAGTCCGAGTATGTTTGGGCACCTAACTTGTCAGATGCGTTCCCAGGAATTACGAGTGCGGCATCGTTCACAGGCTCAGCGTCAGGTCAAGTTGGTACTTACTCTCTTGATCGCGGTAGAGCGGCTAATCCAGATATAAACAATTATCTGATCAGTTTTGGTGAGTATAACGATCCTGACGTAATTCAAGTGGATTTCTTAGTTGCACCAGAAGTTGTTGACAGTGCTGACTGTAGAACAATGGCTAACACATTGACTGCACAAGCGGTAACACGTAAAGATTGTGTTGTTGTGACTTCACCACCTTCATCGATTGTGACAGGACAAGGCTCAAATACCAGTGTAATTGCTACTGCAACTGCGGCTTGGGCAAATACGCTAAATGCTTCTTCTTACCTGATTGTCGATGGCAACTACTTGAAAGTATACGATAAGTATAACGATGAGTATGTAAACATTCCTGCCGCAGCCGCAACAGCGGGTGTGATGGCATCTACTGATCTGAATGCAGATCCGTGGTTCTCGCCAGCAGGCTCTAGGAGAGGACAATACTTCGGAGTAACTTCTCTAGCGTACAATCCCGCTAAGGCTCAAAGAGATACTTTGTATAAAGCCAGTGTTAACCCAATTGTTAACTTGCCAGGTCAAGGAATCTTGTTGTACGGAGATAAGACTAAGTTAGGTCGTCCTTCAGCATTTGATCGCATCAACGTTCGTCGCCTCTTCTTGGTGATCGAGCGAGCAATCAAAGGCGCCGCACAGAACGTTATGTTCGAATTCAATGATGAATTCACTCGTGCGGAATTCGTTAATATTATCGAGCCTTTCTTGAGAGAGATTAAGGGTCGACGGGGTATCACTGATTTTAGAGTGGTGTGTGACGAAACAAACAACACTCCAAACATCATTGATAACAATCAATTTGTCGCATCGGTCTTTATTAAGCCTGCACGTTCTATCAACTACGTAACACTGAACTTCGTAGCAGTTAGAACTGGTGTAGACTTTGATGAAGTCGTTGGACTGGTTTAAGCGCAAGGAGAATAACTAATGGCTATTTTAGGAGTAGATGACTTCAAGTCAAAGCTGAGAGGTGGTGGCGCTAGACCAAATCTGTTCAAGGCGACACTCAACTTTCCAGCGTACGCAGGAGGCGATGTCGAATTGACATCGTTTCTTTGCAAAACTGCGCAGTTGCCTCAGTCTTCAACCAACTCGTTTGCAGTACCGTTTCGCGGTCGTGAACTAAAGGTTGCGGGTGATCGCACATTCGAAGATTGGACTGTTACTATCATTAACGATACTGACTTTACCATTCGTGATTCGTTTGAGCGATGGATGAACGGCATCAACGCGCACAGTGCAAATACTGGCTTGACGAATCCAGTTGACTATCAAGCAGACCTGCTTGTAGATCAGTTGGATCGTGATGAGTCTGTAATCAAGCGTTACACGTTTAGAGGTGCATTTCCAACGGTTGTTGGACCAATCACTCTTGACTACGATCAGAGAGATCAGATCGAAACGTTTGATATCACGTTCTCGTATCAGTATTGGGAAAGCAATACGACATCTTAATGGTGTACTAAATATAAGGGAGTCTTCGGGCTCCCTTATATAATTTTTTAGGAATACGTATGGCAGATAACGTAAACACATTGAAAATTTTTGGCTTCGAAATTAAGCGAGCCAAAAAAGACGAAAAGGACAAAGAGAAGTTACAGTCTATTGTCCCTCCAACTGACGCTGACGGCGCGGGTTATGTAACTGCGACGGCGGGTCATTTTGGTCAGTACATTAATATGGATGGAGATGAGTCGAAAGACAACCATCATCTCGTTTTGCGCTATCGTGGTGTAGCCATGCATCCTGAAGTAGATATGGCAATTGACGAAATCGTCAACGAAGGCATTTCTGCTTCTGAACTATCATCTTCTGTAGAAATTTCACTTGATGACATTGAAGCTGGTGAAAAGATCAAAGAGCAGATTCGTGAAGAGTTTGAAAACATTATCGGTATGCTCCGATTCAATGAGATCGGTCACGAAATCTTTAGGTCTTGGTACGTAGACGGTCGCATTTATCATCACCTTCTTGTCAATGACGCACAGCCAAAAGCAGGCATTCAAGAGATTCGAAACATCGACTCAACTCGCATTCGAAAAGTGCGTGAAGTCAAGTACAAGAAAGATCCAGCAACTGGCGTTAAGGTCGTAGACAAAGTTGATGAATACTACATCTACGAAGACAAGCCAGGCAACACGCAAACTGGTGTAAAACTGTCTAATGACTCGATCAGTTATGTCACTAGTGGTCTGTTGGATGAGACAAAAAAGAAAGTTGTTTCGCATCTTCATAAGGCACTGAAGCCTATTAACCAGTTGCGCATGATGGAAGACTCGTTGGTCATCTATCGTCTCGCACGTGCACCCGAACGTCGAATCTTTTACATTGATGTAGGCTCTCTGCCTCGTGGTAAAGCCGAGCAGTATATGTCTGACATCATGTCGAAGTATCGAAACAAATTAGTGTACGATGCAAACACTGGTCAGATCAAAGATGATCGCAAGCACATGTCAATGCTTGAAGACTTCTGGCTGCCACGCCGAGAGAACGGACGTGGAACAGAGATCACAACACTGCCAGGCGGCGAGAATCTGGGACAGATAGATGACATCATCTATTTCCAGAAGCGACTGTATCGCTCTCTGAATGTCCCAGTGAATCGTTTAGAGCAAGAAGCACAGTTCTCGCTCGGCAGATCGACTGAAATTTCTAGAGATGAGGTTAAGTTCCAAAAATTCATTGATCGGCTTCGCAGACGATTCTCTTGGGTATTCTTGGGTATTCTCAAGAAACAACTCATGCTCAAAGGTATTATCACTGAGCAAGATTGGGAAGAGTGGAAAGACAACATCTATGTTGACTTCGTAAAAGACAACCACTTTACCGAACTGAAAGAAATGGAGATTCTTCGCGAACGCATCGGCATTATGAATGAAATTACTCAGTTTGTTGGTGAGTACTATTCGAAAGAATGGGTTATGCGTAACGTCTTACGTATGACCGACGATGATCTAGAAGCGATGAAAAAAGAGATCGATCAAGAAACCAAAGACGGCGAAATTGAAGATAAAGATGACGAAGAACAACAAGAACCCGAGGCGCCTAAGCCTGTACCTGTTCAAGTTGTTCCCGATGAACCAAAAGATGAGGAAAAATAATGTCTGACGAAGATGTAGTAGTTGATGAACTGCAAGCAGAACCTATTGAAACTGACTCTAAGCCAGTTGAAGATTTTTTGAAAGCGATTGAAGATCAAAACTTCACTCAGGCTGAGCGACAGTTTAATGATATGGTCGGTGATCGTTTGCAAGATACTTTGGATCAAGCCAAAGCAAGAATTGCGGCGTCTCTTGGTCAAGAGCCAGAGGAGTCAGAGGAGGCTGAAGAAGTAGAAGAGCCTGAATTAGAACTTGATGACGAAGAAGTTAGTCTCGACGATTTAGACTTAGAAATCGATGATGAGGAAGAACTTGAAGTGGAAGACGATGACGAGGAAGACCTCGTTGCGCCTGTTTAAAAATCATTATTTTATAAATAAATAACACGAGACAAAATGTCAAAGGTAACTGATAAAGTAATTAAATTATTGGAAAAAGTTGCTAACGCCCATCTCTATGAAGTGATGGGAAACAAAGGCAGATACATTGATAAGCCTGCCAATTTTAGCACAGTCCAATATATGAATGCAAGAGGACATGTAGATCAACTCAAATTAAAAGAGATGATCGTAAGAAGTATCATAGA